TAGATTTAGTTTTCATAGAAGCAGTTGTAGCTGCTGGAGTTTTGACTGTTAATTCACCTTCCCATTTACTAGACGTTGCTATATCGGCAGCTCCAGTAACAGCAAGATCACCACCATCCTTGCCCATTCCAAAGAAATCCTTTACAGCTCCAAACATTCCAACAAATTTTTTCTTAACCCAATCAAACTTCCAAATAAGAAGTCCAAGAGCAATTAGGACTCCACCAATTATAAGTGGAATCCAACCAATTGTAACACTCATAATGCCAAGTGCTACATTAACTGACCCAAGTGCAATCCATACAAAACCAAGCACTTTTACAATCACCCACAAACCTAAAAGCAAAGGTGGTAGAACTGTTATTGCAACTAGGCTATAAGCAATAAATTTTTTCCATCCTGAACTAAGATTGCTGAACCAAGTATGAAGTTTAACGATGCCCTTAACAAGATCCAGTATAACTGGTTTCAGTTGCCCACCTATTTCAGCTGACATAAGAACCAAAGTCTGAGTCGCAATATTTGCTTGTACTTCCAAAGTTTGCATCTGTTTTATGACAGCGGGACTAAGTACATCCTTACTTGTAGATTCAATAGTCTTTTTGATGTTAGCTAATTCTGCAGCACCAAGAGCTGAAATACCAGTCAACGCACGGACATTTGGTATCAACTGAGCAATTATATCTGCATCAGTTTCTGCAGCTTTAGCTATCTGCATTAATGCAAAGCCTAAACCCTTAGCCTTTAACGCGGTAACTCCAAATGGAATCCCAAGTCGTGTGAATTCTTTTCTAGCTTCAGCGGCAGGACGCTGTAACGTAGTCAAGACACCCTTTAGAGCTGTAGTTGCATCTTCTGTAGACAGCCCAACTAGAGTCAGCTGTGACATAGTAGCCATCAGCTCTTTGAATCCAATGCCCATAACATTAGCAATAGGAGCAACTTTACCAATATTAAAGGCCAACTCAGCAACTGTTGTCTTACCAGCTTTTTGTGCTGCGAAAAATGAGTTTGCTACATCTTCACCACTTTGCGTACCACTTTTATACGCATTCATTATAGATGTGATGCCATCAACGGCAACACTTAACTCAGTAACACCGCCAATCGCCAATCTTTGAGCCGCTTCAAAAGATTGGAATGATTTTTCATTTGCTCCTAACGCTGATACATTATCGAAAAGAGCTTTTGTAGTATCTTCAGTATTGAACCCAAATTTCTTCAATGATCCTGTAGCAAGCTTCTCTAATCTGCCTCCAAATTGTTCTAATTGCTTATCATCCAACAATGTATAAACATTTGTAAGACCCTTTTCCATATTACTAAACGCTTTTACCATCTTAAAAGTAGCAGCGGCAGCTGCAACGGAGATGTACTTTAGCTTACCAGCAAGTTTTTTTAAAGCTGTGCCTGTCTTGTCAACAGATGTCTTTAACGATCTGAATGATTGTTTCATCTTAGCGTTGGCATTTTTTATTTTTCTAGCCGCAGCGGTAAACTTGTCTTTGGCTAGAAACTCGAATACAACACGATTGGGCATTTACTGTACCTTAAGCATTAGATATGGTTCCAATTTTCTCGACATTTAATACGTGAAATTGTTTTTTTTTGACAAACGCCATAATCCAATGCGATATCATTTTGATATCTGAAATCATTTCTTATTTCCAAAACATCTTTTTCAGTGAGCTTAACATTCATATACTTTTCACCTTTTCTATCATCCCACCTACCTTTATCATGCATTTCTCTTACGTTTTCTGATTGAGTTCCATCTCTAAGATGTGAAGGGTTTACACATGGTGGAGTATCACAAGAATGAAGAACATAATTTTTAGATGGAGAGCCATGCGACATAGCATATGCTAATACGTGTGCAGGTATTCGCTTACCACCAGCACTAACTTTTCCATATCCTCCACGAATATTTGGTCCTAACCAAATTACACAATCACCATGACGTTTCTTTGGAGTTTCAAGAAATTTATCAACGAGTACCTTAGGAACTCCATTCATCATTTCCATCATTTTTTTCTATTCCTTAATGCGTTAATTCTCTGGGCCTCTACTTGTAGTTCTGCAATTTCTACAAGTGGCATATTTTTCAACTCTGTGTACCCAACTGCACCTTCAAAGAACGCCATTAGGTTAGTGATGCCTTGGAGGATTTGTCTCGGAGTCGCTTCAAGGAAGCAGCTAGTATAAAATTTACAAGGTAGTCACCTAGCATGTCTTCAAGATCATCAACACTCATTCGATTCATCAATTCGTTACCAAGTTTTGTCTCACCATCTACCAAAGCAATTCCAGGTTGCTGGAATAGCTTCTTGCCTATATCCAATACATCTGGCAAATCTACACCCTTAGACATAGCGATGAGAGTCATGATATCAGAACCTTCGATATTAAAATCAGGATCTACCTTATCAGCATCTCCACCTTCTTGCTCACCCATAGCTCTGAAAAATGCTTGCTTCAACGCTGCACATTCAGTAGTAGTGCGTGACGTTGGCGCAGTCAGAGCAATAAATTGAGCGTCGATTACTTGGCCATCCTTGGAATAGCTAAACGGATTTTTTAGAACATATTTGAACTCTGTATTCAATTCTGTATCGGACATGGCGGGTTGTCATCTCCTATTAGATTGCTGCGTTAGACGCAAACTCAATCGGAATCATGCCTTCACTTGCTATTTCAATTTCTGGATCACCGATCATAGCAGCCTGTGTAAAGGTGCGCGTTACTTCGCCTTCATCAGTTGATCCAGCAATCTGGACTACATTTTTGTTACCATTCGCTTTCCAAGTACGTGCTAGATCAACGTTCTCAGGAGTTGTAGGCAGCTCGAACATAGTTTTACTCAAGGACGTTTCAACGTTCCTAGAATAAATTTGTTCGACAGCTCCACCACCTATGGACGCAGCTCTCATGTTTTGTTCACCGAAACCTTCAGTGTACTTCAAGCTGTTAGGCATGATCGCTATAACCTCATCATTGACGAGGACTGTAGCATCAGATAGTTGAATCATGATTATCCCTCTGTATCGAATGCGATCTTGAGCGTCGCAATGATTTGGCGTAGCTGTGTTACAATTGGCACGAACATCGTGATCGTAACCTTTCCAGTAGCAAGATCAAGAACAATAGTAACATTCTTCTTGAAGAATTTGAACGCTGTTTCACCGTCCTGCACCAAAACAAAATTAGGCCCGGCAAGATCCTTATACAGCTGTTCAGTGTACGCTCTAATGATGACTGCGTTTGCCATGTCTCGACCACGACTCACAGATCCTTCTGTTAGCCGTGACTGTGCAAACCTCTTCTTGTAGTTATTGAAGAAGTATTCCCGAACGTTGCTAGATGTATCCACATAGTTCAGAAACTCAAACGTGACGTCAGGATTGCCAGCAGGATCAGTTTTGAACGTTGTGAATATCTCTCCGATCAATGCATTGGTACCAGTAGAGTTATTCCCAATAACAGAAACCCCTGCATCACCAAGCTGAGTGATTTCAGCCGCAGTCCAACCTCTACCTGTAGCAATAAGAGGAAACTGTGGTACTGGAGTATTGAAATAAGGCAAGGAAGCTAGCGCAGGCCCACCAAACTGATCCAATGACGCCGAACTAGTCAAATACCTAGCGATGGCTGCATCAGGAGTCAAACGCAAAGACCTAATGGCAGCCACAGTTGCCGACTTGGAATAAGAAGGCTCATTCATTGCCGGACCTTTGTAATTCGTTTCACTCTCAATCTTATCACCGAAAAGAACCAGGCTCTCTGAATTCTCAGCGTTCCCAGCCGCGAGCGCGTTCACATGCGTATCATCAAGATTGATGAACGCAACTCCATCAAGGATAGCATTCGTAGGATTAAATCGCGCATCCAAATACAGAAGCAAAGTATCAATCGCACTGCCAGCCTTGTATGGCCAAACAATACCTTGGTATCTATCAGTAGCAACATCAAGAATCCCGGTCAACGCAGGATCAGTAGCTCCAGATACACCAACTGCAACAGCAAATCCAGTAACACCAGCAATAGATCCTGAAACCTCAACTCCAAGATCATTACCTACCGTACCTACGTTATCAGCGGTAAGAGTCACAACACCGATAGCACTTGATGCAGTAAACGGACATTTGGTATCAGCATTAACCTTAGCAACAATAGAAGAAGCAATAATGGTAGCAGTATCACCACTAGCCACAGCAACTTCATATCTGTGTAGCGTTTCTGATCCTGCTACTACTACCAATGTCCCAGCTTCAGTAGCAGTTCCAACGACTGTGATAGTTTTTGTACCAGCAGTTCCTGCACCGTCGGCAAGCGGAATAATATCAATTTGAACGATAGGATTAACAGCTTTGAATGCTCTAATCATCGCCGCAACTTGAGAATTGATTCCAAACAACGCATTCTCAGGAGCACCAGTGCTAGATATATTTTTCACTAGCACTCCTGAAGCAGCACTACCGGCCGCAACTTTTTGGCCAACGATAAGCACCTTTTGAAGCTTGTTGCTGACTTCGCGATCTGCGTTAACCA